GATGATTAAGTTTCCGTGCGTACACATAGCAATAGATGCTCAAGGTGGTGGTATAGCAATAATGGAATCTTTGCATGATAATGATAAATTAAAGAGTGGAGAGTTACCAATTTGGCCTATAATAGAAGACGATAAGCCAAAAGATACCGACGGAGAAAGAGGCTTACATATTTTAGAAATGTGTCAATTTGCTAAACACGAATGGTTGGCTGAAGCAAATCACGGTATGAGAAAAGATTTTGAAGATAAAGTTTTGATATTTCCATTTTTTGACGCAGTAAGTATTGGTTTATCTTCTTCAGAAGACATGATTAAAAATAGAATGTATGATACTTTAGAAGAATGCGTATTTGAAATAGAAGAATTAAAAGACGAATTATCAATGATACAAATGACACAAACATCTAATGGTAGAGATAGGTGGGATACTCCAGAAGTAATTGTTGGTACTGGAAAAAAGAAAAAGATGAGAAAGGACCGATATTCTGCTTTACTCATGGCTAATATTGCAGCTAGAACATTACAGCGAAAACCAGAGCAAGAAATTTATCAATTCTATGGTGGCTTTGCTGCTGGCGGTTATCACCAAAAAGAACAAAATGAAAAATATTATTCTGGACCAAGCTGGTTTACAGAAAATATGAAAGATGTGTATTAATATTTGTACAATCCAATTAACATTACAATTAAAGAGAAAACAATATGAATGACGATGACATGATCACATGGGACGATAATAATGCTCAAAGTAGAGCAGATGCTATGTCAAAGTTTTCTGATAATGTTGATTATTATAGTGGTCTTAGTAAAAGCCAAGGAAGCTCATATCGTCATTTCATAGATATTGAACCAAATCGTTCTGTAAGGCCATACTTTGGTCATAATGATTATTACGCATTTAGACCAAATGAGGCTGTTCCACAGCAACAACGACAAATCATTAAAATGTGCATGGATGCATATGATAAGGTTGGAATTATTAGAAATATAATTGATCTCATGGGCGACTTTGGTAGTCAGGGAATAAATATTGTACATCAAAATAAAAGCGTAGAAAAGTTTTATCAACAATGGTTTAAGAGTGTTCATGGAAAAGAAAGATCAGAAAGATTCTTAAATAATTTATATAAATGTGGAAATGTCATCATATATAGAAGCTATGCAAATGTCACTCCACAGCTAAATAATTACATGAAGGCATTATCTAAAGATATTCGCGTAGAAGTGCCTAGTATGACAAAAAATCAAATTCCTTGGCGATATAATTTCTTTAATCCTCTAACAATAAAGTTAAAGGATGGAAGTATGTCTCTATTTATGGGAATGAATAACTATACAATTACTACCAATAGTTTCTTTGATAAATTTACAAGTGGCGATATTCCAAATCATGTACTAGAAACGCTACCACCTGTTATCAAGAAAAGCTTAAAACAGGGACAAAAAGATATACCATTAGAGTCAGATAGATTATCTGTATTTCATTATAAAAAGGATGATTGGAGACAGTGGGCCAATCCAATGATTTATGCGATATTAGATGATATTATCATGCTTGAAAAAATGAGATTAGCAGATTTATCAGCATTAGATGGAGCAATTTCAAATATTAGATTATGGACATTGGGCAATCTTGAATATAAGATTTTACCAAATAAAAGCGCCATTAATAAATTAAGAGATATATTATCTAGTAACGTTGGTGGCGGTACAATGGAATTAGTTTGGGGTCCAGAATTAAGTTTTAAAGAATCTAGTAGTGAAGTATATAAATTCCTTGGTTCAGAAAAGTATAATTCTGTTCTTAATAGTATTTATGCTGGTCTAGGTGTTCCACCAACATTAACTGGCATGGCAACCAATGGCGGTGGATTTACAAACAATTTTATATCTTTAAAAACGTTGGTTGAAAGACTACAATATGGTAGAGATTTACTTATACAGTTTTGGGAAAAAGAAGTAGAAATAGTTAGAAAGGCTATGGGTTTTAGATATAAAGCCCACATACAATTTGACCAAATGACATTATCAGATGAGGCGGCAGAGAAAAATCTTCTCATTCAATTGGCAGATAGGGATATTATTAGCCACGAAACACTTCTTGAAAGATTTAAAGAAATTCCACAAATTGAAAATATTCGCATTAAACGTGAAAATAAAAATAGAGAAGAAATACCAAAGGCTGGTCCATTTCATGATCCAAAACATAAGCAAAATCTTGAGCGTATTGCTTTACAAACTGGAAAGGTCACTCCAGAAGATGTTGGTCTTGAAAGCAGTGTTGATCAATTAACTGCGCCAACTTCAGCACCATCTGGTCAACCTAATCAATCAAGTCCACCAAATCCAAATGGTAGACCAAAATTTTCTCAAGATTCTGAACCAAGACAGTCAAGGTCAGTAAAGCCAAAATCTACACCCGGCGTTGCAGAATTATTTGTTTGGGCTGATAAGGCTTGGTCACAAATATCGGAAACACTCACTAGCGCATACTTAAATACTCATAAAAAGAAAAATGTTAGACAACTAACTAAGTCCGAAGTTATGGAACTAGAGACTCTCAAGTTAGATGTATTTACTAATATAGATGTATTACAAGATATTTCTAATAATTTAATTTTTGATATATTAAAAAATGGTAAAAAAACGCCAAAATCGTTTGCACAAATGATTGATGATAAAAATATTAACATAGAAGATACCACAATAGATAATTATAGAAAATATATTATTGGATTATTTATTGAGTACAAAACCTCCTAAAATACTTAAAAAGTAAAAAATTGTGTATACAAATTTTGAGAGGTAGTACACAAAGTACATAAAATATGAAAATATTTAATCATGAAATTATAGACGGTGTGGCTGAAGCTGTTCAGTCAAATGCCTCTATTGCATATTGTTCACCAGCACTAATATCTGAACCAACATTGAATGAATCTATTGTTCATGTTGAAAAAATTAAAGCATCAAGTGCTAATCCAAAACAAATAGATTTATACTATATTAAGTCTATACTAGTATCTACTGGATGGAATAAAAACGATGATGTCTTTGCGCCAGAACAAACATGGGCGGCAAGAAATACTCCAGAAGATAAACAATTCAACTTCATGCACAATGAAAACGACATAATAGGACATATTACTGGTAGTTATGTTGTTGACAAAAGCGGCCTTGTTATAGCAGAAGATACTGAAGCTCCAGATCAATTTGATATAATAACAGAAGCCGTTTTATATAATAGTTGGACAAACGCTGAAAATCGTCAGCGAATAAATAAAATAATACAAGAGATAGAAGAAGGTAAATGGTTTGTTTCAATGGAATGTTTATTTGCTGGTTTCGATTATGCTGTTGTTGATCGTAATGGTAACTCTAAAATTGTTGCCAGAAATGATGACTCATCATTCTTAACTAAGCACTTAAGAACTTATGGTGGTACAGGAGAGTATGAAGGCTATAAGATTGGTAGATCATTAAGAGATATTTCTTTTTCTGGTAAGGGGCTAGTTGCCAAACCAGCTAATCCAAGAAGTATTATTCTTGATGCTAGCAAAGCTTTCTCTGTTCGTGAGACAAGTTTACTTAGTAATGTTACTTTAGGAGAAAAAAACATGTCTGATTCTACTGTTTTAGAGAAGCAGCTAGCCGAAGTTCGTAGCGAGCTTGCTTCTGCAAAGGAAGAAAACAAGGTTATTCGTGCGCAGATAGAAGTCGCAAAGGATAAAGAATATGCTGAAACTATAGCTGGTTTTGAAGCTAAAGTTGCTTCTCAGATAAGTCAAATCAAGGACTTAGAAGAGCAAGTAGCTTCACTTAATCAAACTATTTCAGATCTTCGTGTCACAGTCGAGGCTAAAGAAGAACAGTTTACTAGTCTTCAAGCCGCGATGACAGATATGAAGAAAATGGAACGCAATCGTGGTCGTAAAGATATGTTAGTCAAGGCTGGCTTTGATGAAGCAGAAGCCGAAGAGTCATTAAATCTTTATGATTCATTAGCAGACGAAGCTTTCGAATCCATCGTTGCCATGTATAAGAAGAAGATGGCAAAGGATATGGAAAAGAAAGAAGAAATGAAAGACAAAGAAATGATGATGAAGAAAAATGCTCAAGTAGAAGTTGCTGAAGCTTCTGAAACAGAAGTTACACCAGAACTACTTGAGGGTTTACAAACTTCAGAAGCTGCCTTAGTCGATGCTTCAGACGATCACGATGAGTTAGAATCCACAAGAGCTAGTGTAGCACAGTGGATTTCTGAAAACGTACTTCGTAAGTGAATTAACAAGGAGAAATAAATTATGGCCCTAAAATCAGATAGATATGAATTACAGACTGATATCAGTTTCTT